CTTAATATTGATAGCTGTAAAATCTGTGTTAGGTAATGATCCACTCATATCAATGCAGGTTTTCCTTTTTCATTCACAGCAGTATTTATCAGATTAACAATCATACCTCTACTATTAACTAATAATTCATTAAATCCTTTTGCGTCTACTGTTGTAATATTAAAGTTTACAGTTGTAGATCCTCCGCCTAATTTTTCATTAGGTACAATAGTTCCTGCACTATCTGGTAGAAATAATTCAGGCCCTCGTTCCCCCACCAAAGATGGTCTACCTACAGGTGGTCTACCACCATCTGCAAATCCTCTTATCTTATTAACTAATCCCATACCAAAAGCGAGTGCAGCACCTGTTGCAGCAATATTGAATGGAAATGGAATACTTTTAAAAGTATTTATTGCACCTTCAAAGACTCCCATCATCGCTCTTTTGATTGTTTCTAATTTAAATAATGATGTGGATTTTTTGATTGCAGCTTGAACAGCTTGTCCAATCAATGCCTCTATAAATGCTCTTTTAATTGCATCACCAAATGATTTCATGTCTAATTTACCTGTCATTACAAAATCAGTTAATGTACTTTTTAAACTATTGAATGCTGTTTCACCTGCTTTTTGAAATCCATCAAATATATTTTCATTCATAGCATCGTGAAATCCTTTTTTAAATCTTTCAAAACTATTTAATGCCACTTCAACTTCTTCTGTAGTTGTATCACCTAATCCTTCAAGAGCATTTTGCATATGTTCACCTAATTCTGTTCCATGTAAAACTGCTCTATTCATATCTCTTGTCATTTCTTTTATTTCTTCATCTGATTGTTGTGCTTGGACACCAACCTTTCCAAGTGCATCTGCAAAAGCTGATCCCAATTTAGTACCATGTTCAATAGCTAAATTAGTATTCAAAATTTGATTTCTTACTTTCTTCAATAATTCATTTTGCTCTTTATACTTATCTGTTACTACTTTAACTGCTTTACCTTTACCTTGTGTTGGCTCAGTGAATTGTATTAATTCATTTATGTCTTTTAATGTTGTAACGCTTTCTAATAATTCTTGATTATCTAATTTTAATAGTTCTTCTAATGCTTTTTCATTTTTTACTTCGTCTATAAAATCTGTAACTTTATCAAATAAAAAAGAAATACCTGTTATTGCTATTGCACCCTTTTTACCAAATAACAATGCACTAATTAAACCTAAATTTTGGACAAATGGTGGTAGTGAAGCAAATCCTGTAATTGTACTACCTAAAGCATCAGAAATAGTTTTAACAGCAGGTGCAACTTTTTTTATTGTTTCTGATGTTTTACCTATAGCACCTGCAAAGTTTTCACCTATTGATCTTGCAATATCTTCGATTTGTTGTTCATTTGCTTCTAAAAATGTATTTAGATCACCAAATTCACTTTTTAATTCATCAAAAAATCCTTCTGCTACATCTTTTTGAAAGTTAAAATACTTATCCCCTATCATTGATAGAGTTCCGTCTAATGTTTGTGCTAAGTCTTTTGTTGCATTTGCAAATTTTCCATCACCACTAAATGCTTTTTCAAATGCTGCTACTGTTTCATCTACTGAAACTTTCGCACCTTCTTTAAATCCTAATAAACTTCTAACACCTTTTTCTCTAAATATATCTGCACTAGCAATACCACCTGCAAATGATCGTTGGATTTGACTAGCTGTGGTTTCAAAATCTAGTCCTGTTACTGCTGCAACATTACCTGTAATCTCTAATATTCTATTTAAATCATCTGCATCTTTTGATACAACAGCAAGGTTTCCAGATGCTCTTGATATAGCTTCTAATGAAAATGGTACTTTACCTGCAAACTTTGTAAGATTATCAAATGCTTTTGATCCTTCTTCTGCTGATCCAAATAAGAATTTAAATCTAACTCCAAGACTTTCAACTTCTCTACCAACATCAACAAATGATTTTACTACTGCACCTGCACCAATACCAATTAATGCACCTTTAAGGCTAAAAACTGATTGTTTTACACTATTTAATCTACCTTGAACTCTACTTAATGCTTGTTTGCTTTTATCTTTAGCAATAATATTAATATTGAGGTTTTTATCTGCCATTTTTCATCTTTGCTATGCGTTGCTGTCTTTCATTTTCCTCGTGCTGTAATTCAAAGTACGATAACCACAACATAAACTCAAAAGTAGACATTTGCAATATTTCTGCAACTGTTTTGTGTAATTTCTCAGCGATTGCTAAGATATTGAAAATTTCTGGTGTATCTTTTATTTTTTTTTTAAAGCAGGAATATCTTGTTCTGAACTCATAATTGCAGAAGATACTCTTGCAATAATATCGGTGTCAGCTTTAACTTTGAATTTAAGTTTATGTTCCATGTTGAACATCTTTTCCCCATCCTTAGTTAAAGCCTTTTCAATAATAACATCTATTAAAACATTAAGATCGTTATCATTTGCACCTTTAAATATTTTTGCTTTTTCAAGCATATTAAAAGGTTTGGAATAAATAGATTTATCACCTACTAAACCCCATTCTGGAACTTCAATAATCTTAGTTTCTAAAGCCTCAAAATGACCTTTGACTCCCTCAAAGAAGTCTATTTTATCTGATGACATCTAGTTCTTAAACTGTACCGATAGTTAAAGCACCTGTGCCTTGAAAAGCAACAGTTCTTGTAGATACTCCGTCTAAGCTAACACCAACTGACATTGATGTTACAATACCATTACCTGCAAATGATTGATCTCCAGTTGCGTTTCCTTCTGGTAATAATGTGAAAGCTATTGTTACACCAGAGTCTAAAGTTTCCTGTGCTGTATCACCTTCGTCATAGTGCATATCTATTGATCCACTAAATGCTGTTCTTCCTGCTAAGTATGTTTTTGCAGAATTACCAAGACTTGTATCTTCTACAACATCTGCTGTTGTATCTATTGTAAAACCTGTGACCGCACCAATGACTGTGCTACCTGCTTTTACAACACCTTCTTTACCATGATGTGCCATTTAATTACTCCTTTGTAATTGGTTTATTATATTCTTTTTTAACTTCTTTTGGTTTCATTTCAACTTTTTTTTGAACACCACTAGAAGTTTCTTGAACATAGCCTAGTTTTAAAAACTTATCAAGGCTATTAGGATTGATACAAACTATATCACTCCCTTTAGTCATTATTATATCTTTAGCCATTATGCTGTACCTCTTGTAAATTCATATAAAACTCTTACCACAATTCTCACTGCACCTATAGGAAAAAGAACACCTTCATCTGCTGATACATCTACAATCTGTGTATCAATAGCATTATTGTTTCTGGTAATATCATTGTCTAATGTTTCTTCTACTACTTCTACTAATTGGTTTCTAGCTGTATCAATATTACTTGTAGTTCCTTTAACATAACCAACTATAACAAAATCAATAGTACCAGATCGTTTCCCTGTACTATTACTTCCCATGCTAAAATCTTCTCTTGTTTCATCACTTGTTGCTATGTAAACAGCAGGGAACTGTGCATTAGATAATTCTTCTACCTCAAATGGCTCTCTTGAAATTCTTTTAAATGTTATTGGTGAACTAACTGCTGTCAGTTTAGTTACTATATCACTTGCAATATCTTCTCTTTCACTCACAGCTTTAACTCCCTAGCTAATACCTTACTAAATATTGTTCTAATTTTCTTTTGTTCATCTTTACTAATTCTAAAGAATTGTCTAGTAATTCTTTTCTTACCTACACCAAATAAATCATGAAATGCTGCTTTATCATTTTGTGCTTTCTGCCTAAAAAAAAGTTCACCTTTACTAGCTGTAACTTTAGTTGTTAAAGAACTAAACATTTGCCCTGTATCTTTTAAATCAACCACTCCTGATTGCTTAATACCTGCTCTTTTATAATTAGGTGAATAAGGTTTAAACTTTCTACCATAAGCATCAATACCTTTGGTTTGTGTTCTTTTTATAATTTCTTTTATTTCAAATGCTGAAACATTGGCTAGTGACTTCTTAATAGCACCTGCCATCTTCGTAGATATACCTTTAATCTCATTAGCAATCTTAATAGAGTTGCTAGTAATTTTTATATCAGCAACCATTATCTACATAAACATTGACCATCACAAGGACACATATCTACCTCACTAACCTTAAATGATGGATTGGCTCTTTCTCACTATTAGATACTGTACTATCACCATCTTCATCATATTC